TGCTTGAACGTCATGTGCCCACGACTTAGTTCTCCTTTTTGGATTCTTTGGAGGAGACTTGCATTGTTTTTTGGGTTTCACTTCTATCACAACAGATCGTTTCTTTCCATCGGAGTCAGTGTATTTTATGAAAAAGTCAGGAAAGTATCTGTGCATCTTTCTATCTAAAGGATTCTTGTATGGTATCCAAAATTCCTCTGATTGCCATTGACTTATATTCTCGGTCAGATCACAGTATTCCATGAACTTTCTCTCCCATAGAGAGCGATAAATGATCTGAGTGGGATCACCTTTATACTTTTTAATATGTTTTGGTTTAAATTTTCCCTTATAAGCCATATACATAGTATGGTAAGTCATAACCTTATTTAGATGGCCTCAAAGGAATCGAAAGCTTATTTTAATACTAAAGTTGGAAACTTGGGGGCAAATCCCCAAAGTCCTAGACCTTTTGCTGATATACGAGACACCGCATTAGATGTTGGTGAAACCTTCGAGACTAGTTTCTTAGACTCACTAGGACATCCATCTTTATCAAGTTTTTACAAAGTAAGACTAGATTTAGCACCTACTAATTCAGCTGGCACTTTAGAGAAGTGGTTACAAGATTGTGGTGTGTATAAGAAAGATAGTTTAGGTCAAGAAAGATTTTCCTTAATGGCAACTGAAGCAATATTGCCTGGAGCAACTTTTGCAACTACTTCGGAGACTGGGAGTAGACAAGGTATAGTAGAGAAATTTGCAGCACAAAGAACATTTAATGATATTGCGGTCACTTATTATTTGACAGGAGACTACAGAAGTCTTACAATGTTTCAGGAATGGGTCAATTATATAAACCCAATGTATTCCGAGTCTGGACTAGAGACTGCTTCAGCTACAGGATATCCAGAAGAAAAACATTTTGCAAATAATAATTTCTTAAGATATAGATATCCACAGTCATACAAGAGAAGTATGACTATAACTAAATTTGAGAGGAATATTGATACAACTCTCGTGAGACCAACGAGTCTGGCTTTTGGTTTAGGGAGCAATAACATTCCAGAAGCATTGAGTTATAGGTTTGTTAATGTTTTTCCTACATCCATACAGGATATTGCACTATCATATTCAGATTCTCAAGTATTGCAAGTGACAGTCAATTTTGCTTATGATAGGTATGTTATGGTGAGGAGTTCTGATGTTATTGGATATACTGGTGGAACCATCCCATCTAATGATACTGATGACAACAGTAAGTCTCTCGTAGAATCTCCTACTAATGTCACTAATGAAACAGAACCTACTACAGCAAGATAGCTCCAAAAACCCTTCTAAATAATAACGAATAATTACATATTATGCCTTTACCAAAAATTACTACCACTGAGTATGAGTTGGAATTGCCATCAAATGGAAAGACTATAAAGTATAGACCGTTTCTGGTAAAAGAAGAGAAGATACTTATCCTCGCTCTAGAGGGTGGAAACCAAAAAGATATTACTAATGCAGTTAAGCAAGTAATTAAAGAGTGCGTCATTACAACAGGACTCAAGATAGATAATCTACCAGCTTTTGATATTGAATATTTGTTTTTAAATATTCGTGGTAAGTCTGTAGGTGAATCTATTGATCTTCTCGTCACATGTGGTGATGATGGAAAAACCGAAGTGAGTGTGACAGTTCCTATTTCCGACATTCAAGTTGTAAGATCTGAAGATCACATATCAGAAATTGAAATTGGTGATGGATGGACTGTGAAGATGAAATATCCTTCTCTCAACCAGTTCATTGATAGCAACTTTACTGACAGTGAAGATACTATTGAGAAATCATTTAATGTTCTCTCTAGTTGTATTGAGATGGTTTATAACGATGAAGAGATGTTCGCCGCATCGGATTGCACTAAAAAAGAGTTAAAAGAATGGGTCGAAGCATTGACTTCACAACAGTTTCAAAAACTTGAAAAATTCTTTGAAACTATGCCTAAATTGTCACATAAACTTACTGTGACTAATCCGAACACTAAGAAAGAAAACACTATAGTATTAGAGGGCTTAGCCGATTTTTTCGCCTAAGTATGTCTCACATCAATCTTGAGACATACTTCCGAATCAATTTTGCTCTCATGCAGTACCATAAATATAACTTGTGGGATGTTGAGAATTGGATGCCTTGGGAAAGAGACATCTATGTTGGATTACTTAGACTTCATATTGAAGAAGAAAACCTAAAAGCAAGAGCCAGGGAAGCCCAAATGAAAAATGGCTAAACTAAGATCACTATTAGACAAAGGTGCTAAAGCAGTTAAGAAAACTGTTAAAGCTGACAAGATTTTTGGGAAAGCCAAGAGTCTAGTAGGTGGTGCAAAGAATAAAGTACTATCATCCACAAAAGGAACGTTAAGTAAAGTCAGAGGCAAAATGTCTCTGGTTCCTCAGGCTCTACAACCTCCCGAACAGATAACACCTAGAGCAAATATAAAAAGGGTTGGAAGACTAGTAGAAAATAAAGTCCAAAATCTAGTTCCTAATTTAGTAAAGTCGGTACAATCTAAGGTCAGTACGTTTGATCCACAGGCCTTCTTAGGTAAGATATTTGGTGGTGGTTTAAATTCTTTACAGAACTTTGCCTCTGGGTTGTCGGGTCTACAATCCTCTCTGAAAAAATCTCTAGGATCTTTAACGGAATCGAAGGGGATCATTGCTGATCTCATCGAGAAGATGGCGAAGGCCAAACCTCAAAAGTCAAAGGGAGGTTTGTTAAAAGGATTATTAAAAGGTGCCGCAGTTGTTGGGTTGGCCGCACTGGCAGTTAAGGCAGCACCAGCAGCGTTAGGTGTTGCTGGAGCAATAGGTGGTGGATTATTTAAGGGATCTGCTCTGGGAGGTGGCCTCGCTCTTGCTAAGAACGTGTTTGGACGTAAGAAAAAAGAACTAAATGTTGATGGAACTAAATCAGAAGTAACTAAACAATTCAAAGAATCCTTGGAGAAATTTGATGAGGCTTTGAGTCTCGTTGAGATGCAGTTCAAAGGTAAAATCAGCAGGAAAAATATTAATACAGACCCTAATAATGAAGAGGATCCTGAAGAGGAAGAAGAGAGTGCTGTTGAGGGCAAAGGTGATGACGATACTGGTCTAAAGAACGCAACAGATGATGAACAACCAGCTGGTAAACCACCAAAAGATAAGGATAAATCAGTTCCTACTACCGTAGAGGGATTGGATTCTAATTTTCCTCTGCCTGATCCTGATAAAAAAGCAGATGAAAACTTTGATAGTCTCGGAAGACCAGTTCCCATAGGAACTGTTGTTGGTGGCGATGATATGCAACCATCAACAGTAGAACCACTTACTGATCCGACAAGTACTTTTACTGGACAAGGTGGACCTGATTTAGTATTAAAACCCCAGACTATAGAATTTCTCAAAGGGAACCAAGGTGTTAAGGGAAATAGAGGCGCTCTTGGATCTAAGGGAGACCCAGGCATTAAACCTACGACCGCTTCTTCTGGGACACCTATGGAACCTATAGCAGAGATGCCTAAACCACAGGGACTTATGAGAGGTCTCGCTGGTATGGGAGACATGTTGAGCTTTGGTATGACTGACTTTGATAAGAGGGGAGATATATTTAAAGATAAGAGTAAGGCAGATGTTCCTACAGAGACAATGGGTGATCTTTCCTTGCCTAAATTAGAGATTGCTGCTAATCTGAGGAATCTTGAAGCTTTAGGACAGGTAACAGATGGTATAAGTCAACCAGTTGGCCAAGGCAACAAAACGGAAACTCCTCCAGTCGTGTCAATACCAGTGCCAGTAGGTGGTGGTGGTAATCAAACAGGGAAGTATAAGATGAGTAGGATGGAGAATGAAGCTCCTATACTTCTTGCAGTAGATCCTTCAAATATACATCTTACAACAACTAAATCACTGCTTAATATCATGGATGCGCTGTAATGAAAAAATCTAAAATAACTGGTATAACACAGAAAGCTAAGAATTCAGTAGATAAATCTGAATCAACTATAAATCGATTTGCTCGATTTATGGGAGTGATGACTAAAAGTGTTACGAAGGATAGTCCTAATCAACAAACATTAAAAAAAGCTGGACTATTTGCAAAAAATTTCGGTGGTGGTAGGAGTTCAAAAGTGAATAAAATGTTACTTGGCGGTGCTTTGATGTTGCCTCTAGTTTTGGGGCAAATGATATCAAAAGAGAGATCTACAGAGGAACTTCTCCAAAACCAGTATGGTGGAAACGAGAAAGCAATGCAGTCAGATCTTAAGGAAGAACAAAAGATTAGAGATGAAGGATTAGAAAAAGTAAAAACTACTGCTGATGAGAACAAAGATATATCATTAGACAGGAAGAAAGATCTTAAAGCAGTATCCCAGAAAGACCCAGAAGAAATTCCTAAGTCAGAAGTAGATTCAGATGCTACTACCCTAGAAAGGATGAACGATAGATTATCATCTGTGGATGGAGGTATCGATAAAAAAAATTCAGATCAGTTTGTGGAATTGATGGATAGATTTGTGTTCCTTGCTAAAGTTGGTGCTTTTGGTGTGGTGGATAAAGGTCCAACCTTATCCGAACGTATAGATCAAACAAAGGCAAACATTAGAAAATTTACTGGTGGTAAAATTGATGATGGTGTATTTTCTCTTGGTTTTGGAATAAATATTCCGAATGTACTTTCGGAAAAAGGAAGACAAAAACTAGGTCTAGGACCTAAAGACAATTCAAAAGATCAAAAAAGTCAGATCCGAGAAATTACTGAATCAGTTGATGCTCAGATTGCAAAAAATGAAAAGGCATATACAGATGCTGGTGCTCTAGCGGCTGATGAAGAAGCTACGAAAAAATACCTTAGAACTAAGACTGAACTAGAAAAGTTGAAGAAAAGACTTCAAGATGAACCTCTTACTGTACTTAACGAGATGATGTCAGATGCCAATCCTAGTAGTGTTTCATCACAATCTACTATGTTAAGTCTTGGCGGTGGTGGTGGTACAGGAGAGCAAAATCTTGCTGCATTTCTATCAACTATGGAAGCATCTGGCAATCAAAACCAAGCAGATGCGTTCCAAGTAATGCTTAATAGAGCTGCTGATGCACAAGCAGGTGGTTCTTTCAGAGCATATGGCACCAGCTTAGGAGATCAAATTACGGGCAGGGAACAATTCTCGCCACTATCCTCTGCAATTTATGGTGTTAGTGCGGATAGTGCTGCAGCAGCAAAGTATGGTCCTATTTCATCGGCATTAGGTAATAATCCACAGGAGAGAAAGAAAAGACTACTTGAGATTGCTTCTCAACCAGACGGTCTAAATGCACTACAAAAACTATTTGGTGGCGGTTCTTCATCTGACGCTTTAAAAGTATTAAAAGACTTTCAAACTGGTGGATCATTATCTCAAACATCTGTTAGTGATATTGGATCTATGGTATCCTTTAGGGGATATAGGTCTGGTTCTGGAGATTTTAATAGAGGAAAGGGCGGAAACTTCTTCTTTGGTTCAGGATCAAAAACAGGATCACTAAAACAAGTTTCTCCTGGCACTGATCCTATGGGAGATCAGTCATCTCTCACTCCGAATAAGCCTAATCAAATTGCTCAATTCGTTCCAACGGGATATATGCCTTATGATGATCCATCTAAATCATCTTCACAAATTATTGCACTTACTCCCACCCCCGTAAATACAAGTCAACAACCCATTGTGACAGGATCGGGTGATAGTGGATCCCCACAAATAATTCCAGTAGCTGATCATGGATCATTATTTACTCAAATTCAACTCAATAGTTTA